ATGAAAAAGAAAAATCAATCGGTCCAAGTGCCGGTAAGCAAGTTGCAGAATTATTTTAGTAAACTTGCTAATCTGCTTGCAGAAAACAGTGAAACTTACCTCGTATCCCAGTCGGGTAACAAAACTTCTATCGAAGTTGCTCCTGGAGAGTATATGACGATCTCAATTCAGAAAGGAGGTCAGTCATGTCTTTAAGTAAAGGAATAATCGTCGATAAGATAGTGACCTATCAAAGGGATAGTACAATGGCAACGAACATTGATGGAGCTGTTATTACTCCCGAAGCTATTTGTGCCATCAAGTTTCTTCAACAAGAAAACTATGTTGAAGAAACATTGAATCAAATTAACGAAATTATAGATATCGTTATTGATGAAGGTATCCCTGCCGTTTTAGAATCAGATGAGGATTGTCTTCGTATTGTACGTAATCTTCGTTATCTGGCACAACATATATCATCTTTTAAAAGACCTATGAATCATGAATAATCAAGAACAGAAAATCACCGATATCAGCATCTATATTGCTGGCTTACAAGCAACTTTTCGTCTTGCATCTGATGCACGACATACTACTCATTGGTTCTCTACTGATGAAGTTTATATTGCTATTAAGCATTTGGATCCTTCGGCTGATATCACGAAAGAGCAGATCTTCCAGGCAATGACAAATGCCGGATTTAAGTTCCAGAACCGTCCCGGAGCATCGGGATGCGACTTTCGGTGGATGCTTGAACTTAAACCTTCCAAATAAGCTAGTATCCGGAGAGTGAGATTTCCTCTCCGGATATTTTTTGTCCTTTACCTTCCTTTTTCTACTTGCTACATTCGCTGAAAATAACAGCGAATATGATTTCAGAAGATTTAGTCAAACAGAGATTTGTGCATGATATCATTTCTCAAGGTATCAATCTTATTTATGAGACTCAAGAGAATGTTGTTCGTACTTACCTGAATACTCGTTCGGGCAAGTTGCTGGGAAGCCTACAACGCAGACCATTCACAATTCAGGAGTCTGAAGGAAAGCAAGAATATTTCATTCGTATTTTCCCGTATCTCCGTTACCTTGACATTCGATATCGGAGGGGAAATGATCGCATTTCTCGTCATATTCGAAGCAACCTGGCATTGTATAATCGCACAGTTTGGGGAGTACTCTACCATGAGACTTTCCCGGAACTCCGTTATGGCTACAATGAAGCGATTCGTACTTCTATTCGCAAGGAATTGGAGCAAGCATTAATCTATGAACAGTCTCAAAATTGGTAATATGGGAAAGAAACATCTGTCTGAGGACAAAATAAAGTATGTGGTTTCCGCAGATTCTAGCGAAGCTCAAGAGGAAATACATGATTTGATTAAAGCTACAAAAGAGCTAAAGAAGGAAGAAAGAGAACGACGTAAAGCTATGATTGAGCTTGAAGCTCAGGGGAAAAAGAGTACAAAGGAGTATAAGAATTTAGAAAAGGAGTGCAAGTCACTTTCTAATCAGGTATCTGACAATAATGATAAGATTAGTATACTCACTCGTTCTCTTGATATAAATGCCATGACTGGTAGGCAGTTAAAGAAGGTAGCTAAAGAGTTAACGGCTGCTCTTGATGATATGTCGGAAGCTGCGGATCCGGAAGAATATGCCAGGCTAAATAAAAGGTTGGGTGAGGTACGGTCTCGAATGGTAGAACTAAAAAGTTCAGGCAAAAATGTGGAAAAAGAGTTTGACCTGACACAAACTGCTTTGTCTAAACTAAAGGCGGTGGCCGTAGCTTTTATTGTCGTCAAATTGGGAGGATATCTTAAGGATATTGCAAAAAATGCATACGCCACCCGAAAAGAGTTTGCTAAATATGAAGCTGTACTTCGTAATACCCTTCAGTCGCAGGAAAAGGCTGCTACTGCAATGAAGATGTTGCAAAAGCTTGCTGCCGATACACCGGGATCCCTTCAAGAATGGACAGAGGCTTATATTAAACTTGTCAACAGGGGAATTAAGCCTACTACCTCGGAACTTACGAATATTGGTGACTTGGCTGCATCCCAAGGTAAGAGCGTAGATCAGCTCATAGAGGCGATACTTGATGCCATGACCGGGGAGAATGAACGTTTGAAAGAGTTCGGTATCAAGGCAAGTAAAAGTGGGAATACAGTTAAGTACACTTTCAGAGGTGTCACTACAGAAGTGCAGAATTCCGAGGAAGCTATAAAGAATTATATGCTGAGCTTGGGACAGTTAGACGGTATTGCTGGATCAATGGGTACTCAGATGAAAGAACTTGAGGGAATGGAGTCTAATCTGAAGGATACTTTAGATAATCTATGGAATACGATTGGTAAGCGAATGGAAGGTTTCTTCAAAAAAGGACTTTCTTGGGCTACGGACTTTGTCGGGGATATAACGAAAGTATTTGAGCCTTTGTCAGATGCTTTTGAGAACCAGTTAGAGAAGGTTGTTGATTTAGAGACAACTCTGCCTGGGATGACAAAACGCTATGAAGAACTTGCTGGAAAAGTTGATCTTAATGCTGAAGAACAAAAGGAACTGAACTCATTGATCGAGCGTATATCCAGTATTGTTCCTTCTGCCATTTCTGAATGGAATCAATATGGGGATGTTATTTCTATTAATACACAGAAAGTATATGATTATATAGATGCTGAGAAAGCCCGTCTGAATTTTATTCATAAAGAAGAAATAAAGAATCTGCAATCTCAGAGGGAAAAAGCGCAGGCAGAAATGGACTCACTGATAATTCAAAATGAAAAAGGGACAGTTTGGGCCGGTGGAACAGGATATGGGAATACTCAGGATCAAGGTATGCGCGAGATGACTGATGCGGAAATAAATGCTAATGCGGCAAGAATTGAAGCACTAAAGACGGATCTAGCCGGTATCAATGCGCAACTCGACATGATATCTGGAGACGGTATAGAGAAAATTGTCAAAGATAAGATTAAGTCACAGGAAGATTTAACAGCTGCTCAAGCTAGATTCAATAGCATGAATAAATCCATGCTATCAGCATGGCTAAAGGATGAGAAGAACGCATCTGACCAATACAAGGAAATAGCTCAAGAGATTTATAATAAGCGTTTCCCGTCGACTAATGCAGAGAAAGATAAATCAGATCCGAATGCTGTTGCACTCAAGAATCAAGAATCTGATCATGAAGCGGAAATAAATGAGATTCGTTTAGTCGGTCGTGAAAAGCAACAAGCGGAAGAAGAAATCAATTTGGCTATTCTTAAGTCTGATCAGGACTATTATAATAAGCGGATCAAACTGCTTGAGCAGTTCAAAAGTAGTGCTACGAAGTCTGCAAAAAAATCTGAATATCAAAAGCAAATAGTAGATGCGAAATCTAAGTTGATCGATACGGAAGTTTCAATGGAGAAACAGAAGGTCGCTGCTGTTGAGAAACTGCGTCAGGAAGATTTAAGTAGAGAACAGGAGGTAACCAAGTCTCAACAAATCTTCTTGACTGGTGAATTAGTGAATAAACGTATCACTCAGGAACAGTATGATATGATGATACTTTCTTTGAATACAGCCAGTGCGGAGACTCGGCTGGCTATTGAAGAACGATATCTGAATGACATTAATGATCTTGAACTGAAGAATGGCAAGTTGAAAGCCGATGCCGTGAAAAAGGCAAATGATGCTGTACTTAGTGCTGATCAGGAAGCGGCGAATGCACGTGCGGCTATTCAGACTAAAATGAATGATCTGACTAAGGATTTTAAGAGTCAGTTTAAACTCACTACAGTCGGAGAAGATTTGCAGGCACAAATGAAAGTGCTGGATGCGACTTATCAGGCACGGAAGGCACTTGCTGAAAAAGAGAATGTTGATACCAAGGAACTTGATGCTGCTTACCTGAAAGCAAAAGAACAGTTAGTTCAGGATAGTGAGAACCGTATTAATCAGATTCGGAATCAGTATGGGCTTTTAAATCAAAAGCAACAGTATGATATGCAGCTTCAGCAACTGCAAGAATATCTGGACAATGAGACTCTTACTCATGAGGAACATGAACAGGCTGTTCAAAATCTGAAACGTGATTCATTTAAAAAGCAGTTTGACTATTATTCAGATTTGTTTGCCGGTGCTGTTCAGGCATTGCAACAAGCTGAAATGGATAACGTAGATGCTCAATATGATGCGGAGATTGAAGCGGCACAGGGCAATACGGAAGAGGTTGAACGCCTGGAGAAGGAGAAGGCTCAAAAGAAACTGGATATTCAGAAGAAATATGCAGATGTAAACTTCGCTATCAAAACTTCACAAATCATCGCTGATACTGCCGTATCTATAATGAAGGCTTTCGCCGATCTTGGTCCGATTGCCGGAGCTGTAGCTGCTGCCCTCATGGGAGTCACGGGTATTGCTCAGATTGCTTCGGCTAATGCTGAACGACAAAAGGTTAAGAATATGACTCTCTCCGGTGGGAGCGGTTCATCGAAAGGTTCCGGGCAACGGGTTGCAACAGGACGTGAAGATGGCGGTAAGATTGATGTACGTCGTGCTCAGGATGGAAAGCTGTTTGCCGATGCTGACTATGATCCGGATGCGCGTGGATTCATAGACAAGCCGACAGTAATCGTGGGAGAAGGACCGGCTGGGCAGTCAAAGGAATGGGTGGCCAGTAATGCCGCCGTAGATAATCCGACTGTAGCCCCTATTCTTGATATGATTGATAAGTCGCAGCAAGCCGGGACCATTCGAACTTTAGATCTAAATCAGGTCATTCGTTCAAGAATGGCAGGTTTTGCTTCTGGAGGAAGTATTTCTCAACCGGATCCATTGCCCGGTCCTAAAAATGACGGAAGTGGTGCGGCATTGCCACCGCAGCTCATGGAAAAGTTTGCTCAAGCTATTATTAATCTTGATGAGAAGGGAGTTAATGCGTCTGTTGCTCTAAGTGACTTTGAAAAGAAACAGACACTCCGTGATCGCAGTCGTTTAATCGGATCAAAAGGATAAAGTATGAAAATCACGAATGCTAAAACGGGAATAGCTTACCAGCTTACTCCCGGCACACAGCTTGAGGTTGAACGTCCTAACTTGTTTTTCAATGAATGGGGAGAACAGACATTGCCGGTTGATATACCTGATTCGGACTGGAATCAGAAAGCGTTGGGCTATCCGGACATAACAGGGATGCGGAAGCTGCCATCTGATATTCAGGCTACCATCTCATCGGGTGAATATTTCTCGGCATGCAGACAGGCTATCTTGACTGTTAAGCGTAAGAGTACAATTTCTACATCATTTTATCTGAACGAGGGGTCATTCCTGTCTCAGATATCTAAAGCATCGTTACGGGACGTTTTTGCAGATGAAACAATTCCGGGAGTAAAGACGGTACAGCAAGGGATTGATTTTTGCCGATCACTATTAACGAACGAACATCCTCAGTTTTCAATATTCCCGGTATTTGTCGATTTTGATAATGCACGGCGCTATATAAACCGACTTGAATTTATGGATAGTGAAGGCTATATCAAAGGGACTAAAACAGGGACTCTTGACTTTTATAATGTGTTTCCACGTGTCGAGGAGGTGGATGATGTTAAAATCAAATTGGATCCGGGGTATTATATGAGTCCGTTTATTCGTGCACCTTACCTTTTGAGGAGAATATTTTCTTTCTTCGGTTATACTTTGCTGGAGAACTTCTTCGATGTGACCGAACCATTTAAGTCGATGGTGTTTGTCAACAATACCATCGACTCTCTTGTAAATTCCACTATATTGCTTTCGCACTTGGTCCCGGATTGCAAATGCAATACTATCCTGAATGTATTTAGAAAGAAATTCTTATGTGAATTTATTCCGGACGAAGTGACGAGGACTGTGGCAATCGAACTTTTTAATGATGTATCTAAAATGAAAGCTGAGACGGATCTGACCGATTGCTTGACTTCCGGACTTGGGTTTAATGTGCCGGAATATCAAAAAGTAAATCTTTCCTCCGAAAGCGTTATTTCAGATGAGGGAGATACTTATGATTCCACTTCAGATCTGAAAGCTAAATATCCTAATGCCTGCTTATATCCACTTACAGGAGAATATTACCGCATAGGATTTACAGATGATTCTACTGTAAAACAATGTATATGCTCTGCCAATATACCTTATTTAGATGGAGATAATTCATTGAAGGAGAAGAAAATTACTTGTCCTGATGCCATGTTCTCTTTGGTCTTTGAAACATTTCCAAGTTCGGACCGTCCTTCCGCCCTAAGAGATAAACGTTCACTGGTTTATGTTCCCTATATTGGAGAAGGCCGTTCGTTAAATTCCACCTTAGTAATTAACTCGTCATCCTCCGAAGAAAGTGAAGATGCCGAACCTGATGAAACGGCATCAAATAAAGAGCAGGCCCCAATGCTAAGTCTAATCTATAAAGGAACTGATGGATATAATATCGGGACAAATACAAATTACAAGAATAGTGAAGAGAAGTTTGCTGATTATTCATTGCTATACAATGGTCCCGACGGAATCTATGAGAAGTTTTATCGCTCTTTGGATGACTTGCTGAGAAATTCAATGCATGAGGTTAAAGGTGATATCTTATTGTCTGATCATCAAAAGATGACTATTCCTTCACATCGAAAAGTGATCATTAACGGTCAGGAACTTTTTATCGATAAGCTTAAATATTGTATCGGGGGAGATAATGAACCGACTGAATCCAGTTTTTATACGACCCGTTTGTACGAACCGGTACACTCAGCCATTGCAGAGGAAAAACGATTTCCACTTAGGGATGATGCTGTTTGCTGGAGATTAAATAGAAACGTATATGATATCTCAGAAGCTGAATATAATGCAGAACTAATTAAGTTCGAAATATCAGCTGCTAGAAGCGGCAATACTCTTCCTGCTATTTACCCTCCATTTCCAACCAAGGAGCAGGTTGCTGCAGGAGGGGTATATTATGAGCGATCATACGCAGCTTGTTGGGATGACAGACAAGGAAAAAGAAATTATTATCGCGTTGTGGCTAATCTTACTCCGATAAAGTCTCCTTATTGATATGTTTTCTGTCCTTTAGTTTGCTACATGCTTCCGTTAATTTCGTCATAAAAAAGAGCTATGACCATTTTACAGAAACCTGATGCTTTATCATTAAGCGGAAATATTAAGGAGTTTCGTATCGGTACTACGGATACAATTTCGTTCGTACTCCAACAGGGTGGGGAAGAAGTTGTATCCCGGAGTTATTCTCCAGGTGTAGATGGTATTGTTATCATCAATATAAAGGATATTGTCCATGCACGTTTGTCTTTCTTGTTCAAAAACTCATCGGTGATATATGAACAACCTTCTTTGGTGTCTACTTTTAAGGCTATAATATCAGGCACGCAAGTGACATTCCAAGCTATTCGTACCGGTGTTGATATGCTTGCAGATTCAGCAACGAACTTTCTTACGCAGAATTTTCTGACTTGGCAGCCAAGCATAAAACCGGTTACTTATTATTCTCCGGAATTTCTTACTTACTATGCAACATTAAACTGTAAAGCAAAGCTTCATGCTTATTTTACTGATCAGTCGGGCAATGTCATTTCTCAAAATGATATTGATCTTGCTGAATTACAAACAGGAAAAGCATATACTATTCCATTACAATATGCTTCAGTAGCAGAAAGGCTGGAGCATAGACTGCCTGCTTATTATGACGTATGGATTGAAAACTTGAATGGAGAGCGTTTGACTTATGTACAGCGATACTATGCTTCGGATATGAAGTCGGAAACCGAACAATGGGTGCTTTTTGAGAACTCATTAGGAGGTATCGATACGTTTCGGGCTTATGGCTCTTCGGATTTTACGGGAGAGCATACACATAATATAGCTGAAATTGAAGATGTTTCCCTTGAATATCGTGTCGATACTATTCGAAAGTTTCAAAAAGATACAGGATATCTGAACATGAAAGAACGCCGTTGGTTATTGGACTTTTTCCCTTCCTTGAAAAAGTATCTTTATATCAACTCATATTTTCGTTCTATCATAGTGGTAGAAAGTAATGTGTCTTATACAGATAAGGAGTTGCCCAGCAACTATACTTTTACTTATAAATACGCTGATGCCAAACCATTCTTGAATCTTCCTAGAACTGACCTTCCATCGGAAGCACTTGAAATTGTAGTGCCTGAAGTCGGTTCTTTTACAGTGCCCCCTCGACTTGTTGAATTCCCTCGTCTGCTTTTGTCCGAGGGGGCATTATTCCCAATCCAGGAACCTTATTCAGAGAAGTGGTATACGACAACTATCGGAGCTATTAATGACTATGTAACAGAGCAGATAGGGAAGAAGTATGATGGGGTGGATACTGTAACAAAGTTCTCAAAAGATGTGATGGTTACGATCGATAAAATCGGTTATTATAAGGCAGGTGATATCATTTTATCTGGAACTACAATAGAGGATGCTTTCATTAAAATGGTATCGCAAAAATCAACAGGAGAATTGAAGAGTAAAATCTCAACAGCAAATGACGTCGAATTCGGTAGTCAAAAAGGATTTATAACATATACTGCTATTAGGAATGGTCAAGGTCCTATGGAGGCGGCATTTTATGACGATGCATCTAATAATAAGTTGAATTTCTCTGAAGAAATAGGCGGTGTACAAACGGCTGTAAGGCAGTTGGAAGGTGTATATACTCAAAGTGAGACATATAAGGCAACAGTTATATATAGTGCCAGTGAAGACGGGAATATATCAAGAAAGATTATAAACAATACGATCAGTGTAAATGTGAGGCGTAAGTGGTTCGCCGGAGTTTGTAATTCAATTCCTGCGAGTTCGGCGGAGGTACGGGCACTTTCCGGCAGCGGGCTGTATAAGGGGGCAGGTGCATACAAATTTACGATAAACAATTATAAGACTTTCGTTATCTGTATTCCAAACGGTACCATCAAGGATGTTTCACTGGAGAGATACCAATATAACTTCATGGATTTGGATTCCGCAGCTTCTCCGCGAAAGATCAATGTTGAAGGTATTAACGGAAGTGCTCCTTTGGAATATACAATGTATGTATTCAGTACGGCTACGACAAGCACCGAGACGGATAATTTCACTTTTAAAACGAACTGATTATGGCACTTAATATAAAAGGGGATAGTTTCGCTGGCAGATATAAGCGTGTCAATGCTTATTCGATTGATTCGACAGATGTATGGGAAACCTTGGAGGAAGCCCGTGTTTATGCCCGTAATACAGACACGGAGGCTTATGTTCCTTATGCCGGACAAGTAGTTTCCGTCATTGAGAATGGAATGATCTATAAACTCGTAAAGGATGACAGCATCCCTGAAACTGACGGTAAGAAACATTTCAAGCTTGCCATTATCGGCAGCAACAACGACAATGATGATCGGTATGTACGAAAAGACATAGCTGAAACGATTGAGAAGCTGATGACCTTCCTTGAAGGTATCAATGCGAAGGGGACATCCACGCTCGAACAGATAAAGCTTGTCGGTGACATCATTTCTAATAATTTCTCCACCGGCAGTACAGGATTCGGTATTTATAAAGATGAACAAGGTAATTATCATCTTGATATAGACTTCGTTGACATACGAAAAAAGTTAAGCATCAACGAGATACAAGTGCAGCAGTCTACCTATATAGGAGGGAAACAGTACAACACTAATGGTGGAATCATCTGTAACAAGGTTGAGGACAGGGGAGACGTTTACAGATGCTATTTCAAAACGACCGATGCCGAAGGACGGATTGTCAGAAATACCTTTGAAGTCGGTGATTTTGCTATCAGTGAGACTTTTGCACTGAAGACCGGAACAACATTTTATTGGCGTTATGTGAGCGGATGTGGTGATGATTATATAGAACTCTCCAAAACGAATTGCGCATCCGGTAGTGATGTGCCTTCTGTGGGTGATAATATCGTCCAGCTTGGTAACGAAACAGATCCGGTACGTCAAGGCGCAATCGTCTGGGACAGTGTAACAGTCGGCGGTCCCTACATTCGTATATATAAAGGTATCAACTCCTATACAATGCCGGAACCACTTATCGACCTGAATACTGTACTGAGTGAGATATCCGCTAAGTTCATTAATCAGGCCACAGGGAAAGATATAGACGATACTATTAATGACCTTCAAACGGATATGGATCTTGTCAGGGAGCAAACGGATAAGGAATACACTCTGTGGTTCTTTGACTACGATCCCACGCTGGAGAACCTGCCGGCATCCGATTGGACTACTGACGAACTTAAAACCATGCATGAGCAGGACATGTTCTATAACCGTCTGACGGGACATGGATACAGATTCGAAAAGGATGGCAGTTCATGGAGCTGGAATGATATAACGGACCATCTGACGCTGAAAGCACTGGAAGACGCATCCAAGGCTCAGGATACCGCTGACGGGAAACGACGAGTATTTGTATCCCAGCCAAAGGATTCCGATGTTTATGATATCGGCGATATGTGGGCGAATGCGACCTATTCCGGCGAAGGCATCTCTTATAAGAATGACTCTCTCGTCTGCATCACTGCCAAGGCAAAAGGAACAACCTTCTCTATAAAACACTGGCAACCTAGCTCAACGGCTACCACTGCCTATCTTGAGAATTTAGGTGACCGGATACTCGCAGCCGTAACGGATTCGGAGGAAGGCATCGAAGCGGCAAAAAGACTAGCCAATCAAGGTATCAGCGATGCGTATGATGCTGCTCAGGACGCACTAAACGCTCTGGGAATTGCAAGAGATGCACAGGAAACGGCAGATAAAAATACGTCTGTTATACAGGTGACTAAGGATTCTATTGCCGCTCTTGTAGAAGGAATCCATTTTGATAATTCCGGTAATATCACAAACATTAATACGAGCGGATTGGTAACAACCGATGATTTCAATGTACTGTTATCTAAAAAGATAACCTTTGACGCAGAAGGTCATGTCAGCAATATCAGCACATCCGGTCTTGTTACTGAATCAGGTTTCACTCAGTTGTTTACTGAACAAGCCGAAGCTGACGGATACGTAAAGAGGGCTGAAATCAGTACATTCATCACGGAAGATGATGCAGGAAGATTGATTTCGAACGCAGTGATATCCGCAGATCAGATTAGGTTCAACGGCAACATCATAGCTAACGATACATTCCTTGTAAATGAAGCAGGGGATATAACGATGAATAACATCACAGCGAATGATGCGGTACTTAATGACGTATCGCTTAATAACGCAACGCTTAATAATGTGACAGCTACGTCCGGCAGCATAGGCGGTTTTGAAATCGACAGATATGGATTATCTAATTATGATAACAGCGATGCGTTTATTTGCATTGAAACACAAAAGACACGAACATCAATGGGTGAAACTTATACTGCGACAAGAAAAGCGGTACTTGGCAATGGTCTGCCTGGCATTGCCGGATTTGAAACGGCTTCTATGTTTCAGGCGTCAGGTAGCGATGAAAATATAGCTGTTAAGATTAATGCGTTTGGAAGTACTCAATTTGATCAGACAAAAGGCGGAAGAGCTAATTATGCAATAGCCGCTGCTGGAGGATGCTTATGGAAGCTGTCATCGTCTGATGATATCTGGTGCATGCCTGGGGTCCTGGGATGTTTTGAAATTTCTACCACAAGAAATGGAAATGATGTAACCTATGGTATAAATAAAAGATGGGGTAATGGGATAAATATAACAGGCATTAGTCTTAACAGTTCGAGAGAATACTGGTTTACGCATGACTTGGGCCACACCAACTATTACCCGTTAGTGCTTCCTACCGGACAAAGAGAAAGCGAAAGTTGGCAAGCTTGTTTCTCTAGCTATAATGGTCTTAGCACAAACTCTTTCAACGTTATCTTTTGGGATCCGGGTAATAATAAATGCTATCCTAGATTCTTTACGCTGATAATATTTGGAACTCCTAAATAATAAACAAAAAGAATATGAAAATCAATTTTAAGAGAATCGAGGCGCAGACTTCTTTCGAAGGCGGTAAACAGACCTTCGACACCGCTGAAACGGTCGGTAACGAAATGATGTATAACGGTAGCATCCTGCTGGATATCGGTTTTGAGGAACTGGCAAAGCAGATCTACTACTCAAGTGAAGCAGTAGAAGTTCCTGAACGGTATTGCAAGGCGATGGAACTGGTGGTGAAGAACTCACGTCTCATAGCTGCGGTGAAAAGAGAAATAATCAACCAGTTGAACAAGTAGTATGGGGTATATCAAGTTTGTTTTAAGTGTGCGCAAAACGGATGACAAGGGTAATACCACCCGTACCGTGATCAGCCGTGTTGAAAGCGACATGGCTGATACCGGTATGCTTGAGACAAACCTGATCATGCACGCGCTTTCAGCACGCGGAAAAATAGAAATCAAGGAGGAAGGCTTCCCATATGCCTTCCCGTTAATATTTGGAGAATAGTTTTATGGCACTGAATATAGAACATAAGGAAGAAAATGAAGGCAAGAATTCCCGCGGACGTCTGTCGGCTGAAGAATTCAATAATCTGATCGATACCGTCAAGGAATTGGAGAAAAACGCAAATACTCCTTCTTCAATAGGAGAATTAAAGAATGTCTCCCCTGAATCCGATACGGCAGAAGACGGTTCCGTATTACTGTACGGCAATAATGGATGGTCTCCTGCTGCCGGAGTGTTTATTCCCACCGGAGTTGCGGAGGACGGATCTATTATAACCACCTTTGAAGACTTAATGAACTATATTTCCTCACATAGCGGCGGAGGTGGAGAAACTGGGATACAAAGAAACCTGCGTATAATCAATAACCTGGACAGTAAAAGCCTGTCAGCCAGCAAAGGGGAACCTTGCCATTTGAATTTTACTTTCATCAGCCAGGAAAGATACAGCACCAACGAACCTTATGAAGATACCGGAGAGCGTGGGTTCTGTCAGATCTCTGTTAAAAACAGCAACAGCGCTGAGTATCTTGTCGTCAAACAGCTGTATATCAGTTCCGGTTCTCCTTTCAGTATTGACGTTGCGGAGTTTCTGGCGTCCGGAGCAAACAATGTAATGATCAAAGTAACGGGAGAAGTGACGGAAGTGACGGCTCCGGCATTTGTATACACGGTACAGCTTACTTCATTGTCCATCAGTGCGGACAACTTTAAATGGTGGACGGCTTACACCGGTGCTATTACGCTTCCTCTGAATATCAGCGGTAATATTTCAAAAACATTGTATGTGACTGTTACCGGGAAGGATTATAATGAATCCTACCAGATTCAGATCGGTACAGGCGTATATACGGAAACCGCCTACAATTACTCTGTAATCCACCCGGGCGTGACAGGCGTATTCAATATATCTGCTTATGTCTCGAACTCGGACGGGACGGTCAAGACAAGAACGATATCGTTCAATGTCATTTGCGCGGTAGCCGGCGAACAAAGGAAGCTGGTAGCCGTTAACAACATCCTCGGCAGGGCGACCAACTGGAGTGAGAACTCATTGTTCGATTACGCGATGTACGATGGCGACAATGTCATTACCTCCGCTAAATTCACCATCAAAAAAGATGGTGAGGATGTCTTTACTTCCGAAGAAGACAGTATCGCATGTTCCGCCAGACATACATTCTCATTCCCGATGGAGATTGAGACAATGGATAATACGGAATTTGAAATAACGGCCCATATCCTCGATGTCGATATGGAGCTGACATCCCCAATCACCTATCAGGTAAACAACTCCTTGGGATATTCGGCCGTGTCGGGCTCCGTATTCTATATGAATCCCAAGACCCGCTCCAACCGGCAGGGGAATCGTCAGGAAATCATAAATGAAATGGACGGTTCCGTCATCCCGGGCAGCTGGGAGAATATGAACTGGGGCAATGACGGCTGGCAATCGGACGAAGACGGGAACAAGGTACTCCGGCTTATGGCCGGCTCATCGCTGCGCATGGGATATTCCCCTTTTAAAAATGAATGCGCCCGCACCGGGAAGACTCTCGAACTTGACTATAAGGTTGATAACGTGACGGATTATTCCGAACCGGTTATCACCATATCGTCCCCGTCCGGTGGTTCATTTGTCGGATTGAACATCTATGCGGATGACATTATCATGCACTCCCAGTCACTTAAAAACGATGATGTACAAAGTTTGCATACGTTCGAGGGAAAACGCACAAGACTCACGCTGACCATTTTGCCGGACGCCTATGGCAACAGCGGATTCAACCTTTGCATACTGTATGTCAACGGTGTCAAGAACAGGGAATTCACCTACGAGAGCAATGATTATTTCGCCCATAACGGGATGATCGTGATAGGTTCCGGATACGCGGACGTGGACATATACGGAATACGGGAATATAACCAGGGACTGACCTCACAGGGAGTCCTGCGTAATTACATCAACTGGCTGAACACCACAGATTCCAAGGCAATTGTGACAGAGAATAATGACATCCTGGACCTGCACGGTTCGGATATCGATTTTGAAAATACGAAGGACCAGTTTAACGTAATGACATTCGACAATACAATTCCTTACATGGCGGATCAATCAACTCGTACCGGCATGTTGGAAGTGTTCTTTTATGACCATCCGGAATGGAATGTTTCAATCAGCAACGTGACCGCCAAGGGGCAGGGTACGTCATCCATGAAATACTGGATCTGGAATACCCGTTACCAGCTTGACAAGAAACTCTCCGTCATTCGTTACGCCGACGGCTCGGACTCCACCGCGGGAGCGAAGTGGTCAATGACACCGTCTCTTCCGGCTGGACGCAAGTTTACGGCAAAGAAGAACTATGCCTCCAGTATGCAGTCTCATAAGATCGGTGCGGTAAACTCCTATACGGACCTTATACGTGAAGTGGGTATCCTGAATGAGGCGATGCGCGCAGATGCGAAGGTCCGCGTGTCAGTTTGGGAAGCTCCGTTCGTCTGCTTTGAGAAGCAAACCAATGACGAAGGGGAAACAATATACATATTCCGGGGATTGTACACCTTCGGTCCTGATAAGGGTGACGCCGACACTTTCGGCTATAACACCGATACTTATCCCAACCTGTTGAGTATTGAGGGATCGGATAATTCTCCCTTGCTCACCCTGTTCCGTGTGCCGTGGAATCCGGCAAAGGGATTGATAGCCTATAATGAGGATGAAGAGGCATTCCAGTACAATGGCCAGAACAGCTTCGACCTGGGCGAAGGGGAAGTGGAAAACATATCAAGCTTTATTCCTGCCTACAATTGTGTTTACCAGTGCTCGCCAAGGCTGAAACCGTTTAACGGCACATTGGAAGAATTGAACGCCCAATTATCCGGATACAAGAACGAACCTTGCGAGTTCTGGATTGCCAAATCCGGTGACATCAATCAATATAATGTTTACTATTTTGAGTCGTCAGAAGGAAGGTTCATGCCATCTGATATCGGGGAGGGAACAATCAATCTGCTGTCGCAGCTTGCAGACAAGGGATATGGGCTTAATACTTCCGATCTTGCCGGGAAAACGGATGACGAACTAAACACCCTGTTCATTAACGCCCGTATACAGAAATTCCGCATGGACGCTCCCGCATACTGGGATATTGACGACTGCCTGTTCTTTATGAATAACGTAGAGTTCAATGCCGGAACCGACGAACGCGCGAAGAATACCTATCCATACTGTTTCGGTACGGAGACATCCAGGTGGCGTTGGCGTGTCGATGATGCCGACACCCGTTTTGATACAACCAATCGTGGTTTACCGGATAAGGAGTACAGTGTGGAAACGCATGATACGGACGAAACCGGAGCATCCGTCTGGAACGGCGAAACAAACAATTTCTTCAACCTGATGGAACTGGCTTTCCCGGAAGAAAAGATTGCCAGCATGCGCAAATCAATGACCGCCATGCAGACGCTGGGCGGGCTGAAAAGCGGCAACGACCTTGAAAAACTGTTTGCGTTTTATCAGAAATACTACTTTGACCAGGCTCAGGAATATTTTCCCGCCAATGCCTATAATGCGGATGCGAAGTACTGCTATGAAAACGGGAAACTGGCATACAACAAAGGACACTATTCGAATGATACCGACCCGATCACCCAGTCGCTGGGCGACCATTATCTTGCGGAACAGCGATGGATTACGAAACGTATTCTGTACATGATGTCAAAGTATTCGTTCGGACTATTTTCTGCTAACGGGACGGATACTATCACCGTACGCGCTGCCGGTAACACAATCAGGTATGAACTGACTCCGGCGATGGATATGTATCCTGCGATTGCCAACGGTACAAGTATCATCCGGGGAAGAAGGACGAAAGCTGGAGAAGTATGTGAAATGGAGATTGAACTTTCCGGGTCGGGAGACCAGCAGAATGCGATACAGGGAGCATCCTACCTACAGGATATAGGGGACTGGCATAATAAGAACGTTACCGGGTCTATGATCATTCAGGGAAGGATGCTCCGTGATATCCGGCTGGGAAGCAAGGACGCCCCGGTTGTCATCTCTATATCCTCCCTGACGTTGTCCAATTGCGTAAGCCTTCAGAGGCTGCTGCTGTCGAACATCGCCACCTTGGCCGGTACATTGAACCTGTCCGCATGCTCACATCTGCAGGAGATATATGCGGACGGTACATCCTTGACGCAGATTGTGCTTCCATCGGGAGGAGGGCTTCGTGTAATTCAATACAGCAGGCTTAACCAATACCTGTCATTATCTAATTATCCGTTACTGACAACGGAAGGCATCGGGATTGATTTGTGTAGGGATGTCATTACGGACTTCTTTATCGTGAACTGTCCGAACCTGTCTCCCATGCAGCTGCTTGTTGATATAATGAATGCGCAGACAGGGCAGGGAGATAACCATTCGTTGAAGCGTATCCGTGCTGTAGGTTTTGAGGAAACCTACAATGATTCAGGCATGTTGGATAAGCTCGCTACGCTTGCCGATGGAAGCTATGAGGGATTAAGCTCTGAAGGCATAGCCGGAGAGGATAAATATCCGGTCTTGGACGGAATTTTGAATATAGAAGCTAACCATTATGCCGATTCAATAGAAGCTTTGAGGAATACATTCAAAAAACTGGTATTGAATGTCACTGGCAAGGAATACGTCAGATTTAAGGATTCTGTAATAGGAAGTCTTATTATAGATAAATATGGAGATGGAGAAGGGGTAACTATGGGGCAAATACAGACTGTTAGATCATTAGATGTTTCTTTCAGAGGTAATAGTGATATTACTTCGTTCAATGAATTCATGTACTTTGCCTCAGTTACTAATACTAATCGCTTTTTCTTCGAAAATTGTATTAACCTAAGGTCTGTAAAACTTCCTGAGTCTTTAAAAATTATAGATACTAATAGTTTTTATAACACTGCAATAGAAGATATCTACATCCCGGCTAGTGTTGAAAGAATATACTCTGGATCATTTAATAAATGTAAGCAGTTACAAGTCGTGACGTTTAGTGCGGGAAATTTATATGAATTGCAAAATTCGACGTTCAGAGATTCAGGTATTAAAAGCATAATATTGCCTGATACAATCACAGAGATGGTTGGTGGGTATGTGTTTTATGGATGTAGCTCTTTGGAAACGGTTCATTATCCGGTTAATGAGAATATTACCGAGATATCTGCCAGTCAATTTTGGGAATGTTCCTCTTTGATAGAAATAAACATAAGTGAATATATAACGTCTATAGGACAATCATGTTTCAGGTTATGTAAAAGTATGAAGGAGATAGAAATAACTGACAATATACATACTCTTGGAAAAGGTGCTTTTTTTCAGTGCGAATCTTTGGAAAATCTTCATATACCATCTTCCATAACATCTATTCCTGATGAATTAGTGAGAAGATGCTATAATCTTACGCATTTGGATATTCCAGAGAGGGTAACATCATTAGGGATTTATGCAATAGCTGAATGTACGAATATGGAATACATCATAATGAATCCTGTAGTTCCTCCGACTATTGTGGACCTTACATTTAATAATACACCATGTAAATTTTATGTTCCGGATGGCTCTCTGGAAGCCTATAAAACGGCTGGTATTTGGTCGAAATATGCTAGTAGGATATATCCATTATCTCAAAAGACAGAATAAACCAAGAAGAGCTGTTAAATAAAAAACCGCCCTGCTCATCACGAGTAAGACGGATATAAAACACAAACAAAACAAACATTAAGGGAAATATCCCTAATTACTATGATATAAATAATGACAGGCAAAGGTAGTATTAATAATTAGATAGAGAAAGGAGGCATGGAAATAATTGAATGATATTTCTATTTGTTGGACAGTAGGACTGTAGGTACAGAAAATAAAGCGTATGATATAAAATAAACACCTCCTAGCAGAGGAGGCATTTACCATAAAGATCAGAAAGAACCATTGAAATGCTTAGTTTCCTCATGCACACTTAAATTGTTACCTTTTAAGTATTTATTTGTCGTAGATATATCCGAGTGCCTAGCTTGATCCCGTGCGATAACTATTCCTTCTTCGTTGGCCAGATCTCGGATTCCTGAGTCTTTAAGTGAATAAAATTGATAACTATCTGGAAATTTTAGAATGCTACGAGCTTTATTAAAACAACTTCTGAAACATCGTGTAGTCATCTTTTTGTAGCCTGGTTTGAAATCAGTACTGAATAAATAGCAATTAGTATCATTATTAAAGATGTGCAGATCAAGCATCATTTTAATAAGCTCATCATTCAGTCCAACCATTCCATCCTTTCTATTTTTAGAAATAGTGGATTCAACAAATACTTTTTGCTCTTTGAGATTAATATCCCGAAGTCGTATGTTCGACAATTCTTCTGGCCGGATAAAAGTGTAGTATTCCATTCTACATACTAATAAGAAGTATTTGTTGTTCTCCTCTAGATATTCTTTTAACCGATGCAAATCTTTATGTGACAATGCACTTCTCTTTTTAGCTTCTTCAGAAAGGCTCTTTATTTTTTCTACAGGATTAGTATCCATATACTGTTTTTCTATGAGCCAGGTGCAGAATGAAGATAACCATGTTCTATAATTATTACGTGTTCTTGCCGAAGAATCTCGATCGAGCAAAATATAGTCAAGGAAATCACTAATATAACTCAAATTGAATTGATATATGTATGTAATAGGAATGGGGAGATTTTGGCTATATTCATTGAGTACTCTGATTCTTTTTTGATAATCAGTTAAGGTACTTTCTTTGATGACTTTTGTTACATATAACTTCTCAAGATATCTTTTATAAAGTAGAATGATGTCCTCCCATTTAGTGTATTGTCTTGAATTGCTGACTTCAGCCCAAGGATTCCAACCAGAACGAAGCCTGTGAGTCACATTGGCTATTATTTCTGCTGCCATTTTTCTCCGCTCTGTTATCTTCTCGATATTATTGAGCATGTACTTTTTTCGTTTCATTTCTCTGGTTACAGGATCCAGGCAACAAAAATCAACGTACCAGTATTTTCCGGTGTGTAACTTTGGAAGAGTGTAGGATATAATTTCCTTGAGTGATATTTGTTTACTGACTCTAGAATACAT